ATCATGTTAAGCATGCGAAATGCATCATTCATGTCTTCAGCTGAAGCTGTTTGACCAACACCAAGCACATTGGCATTACGAAAAGCCAGATTGATCAACTGTACCGGAGTAGTCATATTACACCCTCAAAAATAGAGAATAGGGGCCGTTTCCAGCCCCTACCATTGCATCACGGATTAGATGGTATCCGGGATGATTACGCCCCACTCAGGACGCACCCACTTGTAGCCGTACACAATATCAAGACGAGTGATGAACTGGTCAGTAGATACATTGTATTGGCTTACCATACGCATTGACACACCGTCATAGTTATGGCGAGCAGCTTCATGAACGCCTTTCGGCAATTCAAGATCAGCGGTTGCCATAGTAATAGCAGACTTGTGAAACGCGATGTTTTTACGGCTGGTTTTGCTAGCGCCACACACCAATGTGATAGTGGCAGAGTTAGCAGGTGATGCCGTAACAGTCTGGTATGCGACAGGATCGCCACCAGATGGCGGGGTGATAGGCGGATAAATGCCAATCGAGGTGCCTGATCCTGCAACATCAGCGGTTACAACAAATTGCTGCAATTCGCCAGTGCTTTGCTTGGTCACACGGTTGACGCTGTAAACGCCAGCGATGGTGATAATATCGCCTTTTTTCAGCGTGCCAGTGATAGCGTTTACAGTCAGGGTTGAGCCAGTCTGTGAGCCGCCATTTACTGTGCCTGCTGTGAAGGTACCAGATGTGTGTTTAAGCACAGTCTGATCCATCATCCAGTCAAAACCGAGAGTGTCTTCTGACATCATGCCAGAGGCATACTGATCAGACACTTTACGTTGCGGATTAAACAAGCCAGCCAAGCTAGACACTGTGCGAGCCTGAGTGCGAGGGTCGAGGATGATTTTACGATCACCACGAGGGCAGCTCATCAAATCAAGCATCGCGCCTGCATCCAAGAACGTAGAGGCATCAGGAGTTGCAAAAGAGCCAGAGCCGTTGTCCTTGTACGCCATGTTACAAATGTCATCAGCGCCAGACATGATGTCGGCGGCAACGGCACCAGCAAGGTTGTTGATCATTGGCTTCAGGATGCGGTCAGAGAAGTCATCCAGCTTCATCGTGCGTTCCAGAGAGCTAAACGTGATGGGCACGTTTTTCTGGGTCGCAGTGGTCAGCGTGGTTGATTGCTCGTTGGTATCCTGTGGCGTTACAGCTGCGCCAGTGCCTACGACATAATCGTTCGGCAGACGGATGCGCAGTTGCGTGCCGATTTTAGCGCCGGTCTTTGCAAATTCGCTGTCGTATTGACGGTCGATATTTTGCATAAAAGCGTTGCTGTTCACAAACAGGCGCAGTGCTTCGCGCGTGATCATGTCAATGGTTAAGATCGAGTTACCAGTCATAGTGTATTACCTCAAAAGATGATTATCTCTTGAGCTGTGATTGTCTCGCTTTCATCCAATCGGCCATTGATAAATTTGAATCATCAAGACGTAATTCATCTGTCGATCCGCCTGTATCAATAGGCTCAACTGGGCTAGGCGCTTTAGACACAGCCCGTACAGGAGCCGCTTTCGTCGCAATCTCTGCGAGTTTTACGGCCATCTGGATCGGTGGCAGACCAAGAATTCTCGAAGCTTCTTCGGGATTACTGCCCAACTGATAAAGCACTTTATGTGCATCAGGCAGCTGAGTAACGGCCTCTAGGAACTCGGTAGGCATTCCGCCTAATAGTCGAAAATTCCCGATTACGTCATCAAAATCCTTAAACTCCTGCGATCCCTTTTCGTACACATCGTTGCAAGTGCGGTCAAAACTCTGTTTCTTGACTAGCTCATGAGCCAGCCTTTCCACTTCATTTCTCGGCACTGCATCTTGCGCATTCTCAGGAATCTGCTGTTGCAGACTCGCAAGTTGAGCCTCAAGCGCTTCTCGCGCTCTCCGTTCCTCGTGTTTTTCGCGTGTCAGTGCGTCAATCCGCTTCTGTACCCACTCAGCAGGTTTTGCCGGCTTTGTGGTTTCAGTTTCTGACTCGCTTTTTCCTGTGGGCGTTGCAGGAACTTCAGCACCCGATTGCACCATTTCCGCTGCCGCGTCGGCTGGCTGTGCCGTATCAATTACTGCATTTTCTTCTTGCATGGATCAGTCTCCAGAGGTCGCATGGCTTTCCCCGCCAAGTGGGGTATTGCTATCAGAATCGGCAGTAGATTCGGCTAATAACTTTGCAGCCTCAATATCATCAATCTTGAGAATTAAAGATTTCCCAAGATTGGAAAGGCTGTCAAAATTGTCGCACTTAATAACTACTGGCCGCTTCATTTTTACAATCAGTTAATGATTTTGTGCGCGCGCAATGCCTGCTCAATAGCCAGCAGACGCTGCGATGCGGCCTTGACTGCGTCATTGGTTGCCTGAGCCTCTGCCTGAGCATACGAGCCTGACATGGTGGCCCCAGCGTAAGCCGCAAAAGCGCCTTTTACAGCGGTACCAGTGCCTGCAGTCCAGCCAGTTTCTTTTGCCACGATGACCCAATTAGATCCGTCGTAATAAATCATGTCTCCTGAAGTTGGAGTAAGTGCGTCCAAATCAGTAACGATTGCTGGGATGTTTTCGATATTCGTCCAATCTACCGAGTCTTGTGGCTGATCGGTTGCAACACCAAGATATTTAGTCATTGTCTTTCCCTCATGTTCCCGGCTCTACAGCCACTTGTGGTGCGATGTTGCCCGCAAAGCCTTGTGGCTGTAGCGGTACCTGAAATGCCGGCGAGCCGGGCATCTGTTGCGGCTGCATCATTTGGTCTTGCTGCGGCTGCATGTTTTCAAATGGAGAAGTTTGAAGCGCCTGCATAACAAGCTGCGCTGCAAGTGAAGCAATCTCCTGCGGATTAAGGCCTTGCTCAAGGGCCGCAATCCTTTTCGTCTCTGCCTCATACGCTCGAATGTCCGCTGATACTGCTTTATCTTTCTGCTCGGCATCTTTGTCTTTCAGCTGATTAAGCAGATTTGTAATCATGCCCTGCATGTGCTGAATCTGGCCTTGCATCTGCTGCACTTCAGGAGGCGGAGCCTCACCTTTCAAAGCAGGATTTATTCCGCGCGACAAGCGTTCCGCAAATTCATCGGCCATCGGGAAATCTGCAGCCTTGAATACCAGATCACCAACTTTGTCCATCAGCTGCGGGTTATTCATCGCAATCTTACTGAATGTGGCAAACGCTTCTTCCCGCTGTGTCTGATAGGCAGGGCCAATATCTGCCACGACGTCATACTCACCGACATTCGGATTGAATATCTTTTTAACCTCGCGGGTGAATTCGTCTTGCTGCTCCGCCATAGCATTCGGATGAGAAGGATCAATCTGCACTTCTTCATCAGAACCGTCCTTGGCTAGTATCCGTAACACTCGCGGCGTATCGTAGATGATCGGGATAAGATCAATCAGAATCTTGCCGGTAAATCTGATAGCGCGCGCAAGGTTATCAATGTAATGATATGTTGCCCTGTCGCCCATCCTTTGACGCTGGCTTATGGCAACGCCTGAAGTCTCATTGCTGGGCGCTCCGAAACTGGCTTCATACTGGCCAGACACCATTCGCATCTCTTCGGCAGCAGTCTGCATGCCCTGCAAATAAGCACTAGGCATAACCGGAGGCTGCTCACGCGATGGACGAGGCACTGCATTACCCTGCTCATCAATGCCGTTGTATGGCAGATATGCGTGATTAGTGGTATTGGCAGTGGCCCAATAATTCTCGAATCCCTCAATGGCCTCAACAGGCGCCAAATAAGGGATCTTACTTTGCAGCGCGACTGACTCAGTGGCAGAGCTTGTCCAGTAGTTGTACATGCGCTGCGGGTCTTTCAGGTTGCGAGTGTGACCTTTACGCAACAGCTTACCCTGAATGATTAGCTCTTCACCAATTACGCGTACAACAGGGATATATTTTCCGGGAACGTCTTTCTGGTCAATGATCTGACCACCGGCAATCTTGTACCACTTGACCTGATAGCTTTCGATCTTACGACGGCGAATTCTTTTGTCGGCCTTAACCTGCTTTTGTACCTCTTTAGGCATTTCCGACAGCTTGATCATTTCAGGCTGGCCAGTAGTCGGGTCAGGGAGGGCTACCAGCTCATCCTTTACGCACTCTTTGACGTAATACTCTGCTACACGTATATGATCATCAGTGATCCAGTCGTCATCATCGCCCAAAACAGTCTGGCCGCTGGAAATGTCAAAATCGGGATACTTGTACTCGAAAACTTCACGCGGAACATTGTCGAAAATGAACGCATAACGCGCATCTGATCCATCTGCTTCCTGAATATCCGGGTCGATAAACACACTCATAGGATCTTTAATCCTACGAATGAATATTTCCTGATCGAAGCTATCACTGCCAGAATAATCAGTAAGAACGCGCCAATAGCCTATCCCGCCCTCTACTTGAAACTCTGTGGCAGTGTCGTAAGCCTGCTGAGCATTGGAGATGTATTCGATGTGACGGATGACGCCCTCCATGATTTGGGCAGACTCATACGTACTTTTACCACCTGTGGGATGTACTACTACAGATGGCTTGTTTTGTTTGGCATCATTTATGATCTGTAGATTGTGCTGTCTGGTTTTATTGATCGTAAGAGAAGGGCGCGCATCAACCTGGCGGGCTTTACGCAGATCGTCAGGCCATTGGTAGCCGTTATCAGAATCGCCATTAGCAAAACGCACGTCATCAACAAAGAGTTTACGAAAGTCTCCTTCCCAGTCGCGCACCTGCTTGAAGCGCTTCTTGGCTTTGCGGACTATTTCCTCATCTTCTTTCTTTGCCATTAACCCATCCAGCTTAGGGATTGATTGTGATGCACGTAACGCTGCCTTTCTGGCTTGATCTTTTCTCTCTTATCCGACACCACACCGGG